GATGAGTTTCTCCTGCTTCGGGTGCCAGCTCATGGCATTCTCGATGCGCTTTTGTTTGTCCACCAGGAACTTGGCTTCGAGGTGTTCTATGTGACCTTCGTCTTCTGCGTCTGACGCCATCTACTTAAACATTATATTTTAATAAAAAGGAATGAAGTTCTCTACCAAGATTGTTACTTTGGAAGACGGGGTCAAGGAGGTTGCTGTTCGCGCGGACGACGGAAAACCTTTGTTGCTTACGCTCAAGGGAGCCCAGGTGGACTCCGCGGACGATGAGCTTCTTTTCAAGATTGATGATGAGACCGTGGCGCAGTGCGAGGACGCTGTTCTGGCAAAGGCTAAGGAGTCTAAGATGGCTTGGTTCGGTAAAGAGATCGCAGACTCTCGACTTGAAAGCGCATTTACTTCTTCTTTTTCTCTTGACGAGAATATCTTGAGTGTGCACAAGGCTGAAACGGTCAGGCTGTATGACGCCAAGCGGGTGTTGCTCGAGAACAGGGAACTCGCCAAGGACGATGTGGTCGATGTGGTGGTCCAGCTCCGGTCGGTGCAATTTTTGCAGAAAAGTTTCGAAACCGAGTGGGTGCTTCATCAGGCCAAGTTTAAGGCCGAGCCCAAGCCGAAGAAGGCGGTTGTGGATTTTTCGGATTGTCTTTTTGAGGAGGAGCCAGAGGAAGAGGAGGATGAGGATTTTTTTTAGTAAGTAACATTAAACGATATGAAGGTTAAGATGATGAAGACCGAGACCATGTTGCTTTTGGCTCTGCTCGTTGCCGTGGGTTATTTTATGTGGGTGAACAATGGCGCAGTCCGCCGGGCATTCGGAATGGCTCCCAAGAAGGAGGGTATGTACAGCTGGAGCTACCTTAAAGGAAGGGAGGGCTACGAGGGTGCCAATGTGACGGACTCCATGCCTGCCCCAGTGAACGGCGGGTCTCTTTCCGTCCCCGATGTGGCTGCCAATGGGATGGGAATTGCGTCCAGTCTGCTCCCCCGCGACGTGGCGGCTCAGGAGGACTTCGGCGAGTTCGCTCCCGATGACATCCTCAAGGGTCAGAACTACCTGAACCCCCGTGCCCTCATCGGCTACCCCGAGACCGTCGGCGGTGCTCTCCGGAATGCCAACCAGCAGATCCGGTCGGAGCCCCCGAACCCGCGCGACCCCGTCACGATCTTCAACACGTCCACGATCGTCCCGGATCAGATGCGCCCCGCTTTCGAGCTTGGTCAGGGTACCGCTTAGATTGATCTAAATTAATACATTTTAGAAACATTCAGGGAAACAACTCTGACTGTTTTTAAATTAAAGAAATTGCACAACTGGTTAACAAAACTATGTCTGACGGAATGCCGATTAGCGATCAGTTCAAGGAGGCGATTGCCGAACTCGAGGGTATCAAGACTCAATTAACGGAGGCACAAAAGGCAATCAAGGTGCTAAAGGAACGTGAGACCAGTTTGAAGACGTTCATCGGTGGATACATGAAGGCTCAGAAGATCGATGACGTCCAGACGCGTGGTGGAACCAAGGTCACCCAGAAGACATCAATTAAGAAGCCCGTTATCACTAAGAAAATCCTAATGGATGAACTACCAAATTACATTGAGGGAGGTCAGGAACGCCTCAATCAGATAGTCAAAGAGATTGAGGATAAGTTAGAGCCCAAGGAGACATCAAGCCTTCAACTTAAGTTAAAGAAGAAATCTGAAGAGTAAGTAGTAACCAAAGATGGTGGGTTCTAATCTTCTTGACTATACTCCAATTGCATCAGAGCCTCAGGTGATTGAGGATTATGACAGCGAGGAAGATGAAGGCTTCGTGGATCCAAATGAATACGAGTATGAAGATTGGGTAGCCTATTATAGTGACGAGTTGTGGAATAACTGGGAGTTATACAGAGAACAATGTTATGATCATATGGTGCCTGAGGCGCTTACGTTTTCTGAATTTTGTAAAAATGAATACTATTGTTAGATTAAATGTTGACAATCAATAGATATGAATCGATTGCCAGACGTGACAAGTACAAAGGTCATTGTTCCAACCATTCTCTTCGCCTTCCTGTCACCCGCCGTCACGGGTATGGGAGGCTTAACAGATCGACTGGGAATGACCTCTGTGTTCGGTATCCTTTATATAATAATTCTTCGTGGAATTATGAAATTCGTGGTTCGGCCAAGCGAGGTCTATCTCGCATCAGGAATGTACTTTCTATTGAGCGGAATGACGGTCAAACAAAACCTTATTATGAGAAATACCTTTCTCTATTGGCTGCTATTCGCGGTTATTCGCTCACAAAGTCCTCTCGAGTTTTAAAAAGGGACATGAAGTATCTTGTTGTTGGACCCGGTGCCATGGGATTTTATGCCATACTTGGTACAGTTTATGCACTTCACAATTATGATAAACTCAATGACCTAGAAGCCGTCGCTGGATCATCTGCAGGATCCATAGTGGCATTTGGATGTTTGGTCGCAAAGTGGGACATCATCAGACTTTTTAGAATCATCAGAGAGGCCGCCGATGTAAACCAGTTGATGCGATTGAATTTAAAGTCTCTTTTGAACAACTACGGATTGGTGCCAGCAATCAGGTGGAAAGAGGTGTTCACAAAAATCTGTATGGAGTTATCTGGGAAGGAAGATTTCACATTTCAGGAACTCAAGGAATGGTGTGGATTGGACTTTTACGTGTCGGCATACAACATTACGTTGCAGAAGAGTTGTTACTTTTCGCATCACACCCATCCTGACATGTCTGTGTCCCATGCGGTCTGCATGAGCATCAGCATTCCATTTTTGTTCGAGTCCGTGGTATTCCAGGGTCATCGCTACGTGGATCTAGCAGCATTTGAAACATGTCCACTGACACCTTTCATAGGAAAGGACATGGAAGAACTTGTTTCAATAGAACTGGATCCTGAACCCTCTATCGATAAATCACCCCACATAGGGTCGTTTGTCGAGTTCATACAACACTTTATCACTTCGATTATGAGAAATAGAGTGGTCTATGAAAAGCCTACTATCTACATTAAGATGAAAGAAGGCGAGGCATTTAATTTTTCTATGGATGACGACAAGAAAACAGAGCTTTTCTATCATGGTTATAATACAGCAAAAGATTTCCTCAAGATAAAGCACGAATAATGTCCCTCAGAACCAGAGCGGTGACGCCTGCCATAAAGAGGACCACCATATAACCCAGCTCCGAATCCATCACACCATCAACTTCGTAGAATTCCAATCGATCTGTAGTATCATCCTTCTTTGGAACCGGCAATGGCTTGGTCGTTTCCAAAGGGAGTCCTCCGTAGGCATCGTCAATTGAACAGTAGCCTACCATTATTTAATATCAACTAGGAAATTATTTATAGTTCAAGGGTCGTCTTTCCTTTCTTTCCTCTCTTTTTCTTGGGTGCAGAAACTTCTACATCCTTGACCGATTCACCATTTACACTCACAATATCAGAGATATCATCTTCTATTCTTCCATCGCTTGACGGTCCTGCTGGTGGGCGAATCTCCTCCACGTCGCGGGTGGTGGTGGATTGAGGATTCATAAAGGTGGACATTAGTGATGAAAGATCCATCGACGGTCCCTGGACCTCTCTCCGTCCAATCGGAGGCGGAGGACGAGGATCCACATTCGTATTTCTGGCATTTCCTGCAGTGTTTGCCACGGCAGCCATCATATTCTTGATGAGATCGGGATTCTGTTTGATAACATCATTCATCTGGGGCATAGCGGACTTGAACATCGAGTGGGTCAGGTGAAACATTGTCGCCGAGCCACCGAGCATCATCATCAACTTCAACTCAGGTGCCATCTTCGCCTTGCCACGATATTTGATGTAAAGTTCCTCGAAGACGTCATCGTAATCATCCACGCCATCCATCACCGACTCGGACCATCCGTCCAAGTGGATGTCCAGAGGATTGTAGCGCTTATTGAGAAATTCAATTCCAGTCACAAAGGCGATGAGCATACGCCTTTGCATCTTGACAGACTGGTCAACATCGATCGAGTAAGACATCCGTTTGACCTCGCCACGAATGTCGTGGATGGATGAATGCATATTCAATCTTTCTACCGAACGAATACCCTTCTTTTCCAGGCGATTGATTTTATTCAAAAGATCGGCCTTTTCATCGTCGATGGACTTGTAACCATATGACGGAGCATCATCATTGTAAGGTTCTTCACCCATGTAATTATAGTCTTCTCCATGGTCTTCTGGCTCTTCCTGTGGAGGAGGAGGACGTGCCGAAGGCGTCTGCTTTCCATGATTGGCGAATGCCATAAATGAAGACACAGGAGCCTCAATGGGTCTCTCGTGCATGTTTGGGTTATTCGCTTGTTTGCGCTTGGTGGCATCCAGGACGACGCCGTTAAAAAGATCCTGCTCGTCGGCATCCAGGTCGACCATCAACTCACTATTATTATCAAGTTCGATCTCAAAATCCCCCATGTCTTCTAGTGTCAGTCTATAAACTTATGTTCAAATCTTTAACGCAGAAAAAAATCAATTGTTCTAGTAAAGAAGTATGAACAGAAATAATATTGCTCTTATTTTTGTGGTTTTTGTCCTTGCCCTCATGTGCTTGAAGTGTTGTATGGGCATGGGCAAGAGCGGCTACAAGCTGTCGCCATCGTCAGTTGAAGTCGAGCCCGTTGTCAAAAGGGACGCTATGAACAAGCTGCCCTATACGATGGACTGCGTTCCTGGCCCAGGGAAGGACGCTGCGTATTACACCAAGGACCTCACCCCTGGTGGGTACTGCGGTGACCAGGCACTTGTCCGCGAATCAATGTCATACAAGATCCTAGGAGGTATCGGAGGATCACTGCTTAACAAGTAAATTAAAGAAAAGAAAACAAAGGTAAGTACGAAAAACAATGTCTACTGAGGATGTGATGAAGGAGCTTACTGAGGTGCGCAAGGAGATCAAGAGTCTCACCAAGCTGGTTCGCAAGATGGCCAAGCTTCAGGATGATCCAGATGGGTCCAAGGCCAAGGAGCGTGCTGCCAACACCGGGTTCAACAAGCCTAACAAGGTCACCAAGGACCTGACCGACTTCATGGGTCTCGCCGAGGGAACCGAGGTTTCTCGTACTGACGTGACTCGTTTCATTAAGCAATATGTAAAGGACAAGGGTCTTTCTCACCCAGAGGATGGACGAAAGATTATTCAGGATGAGCCGATGAAGAAGCTCCTGCAAACACCTCAGGGAGAGACCCTCTCTTATATGACCTTGCAGAAGCACATCTCCAAGCACTTCATCAAGGCTTAAACAAAAAACGCACCCTAATTTTAGAAAATGATATCCACTCAGGAGGTTGAGGCCATCATCGGTACGAACATCAAAAACATCGATGTGTACCGCAAGGCTTTCCAGCACAAATCTTCTGTTCAACACGATGGCGTCGAGGGTTCCTATGAAACATTGGAATTTATGGGCGACTCCGTGTTGGGCTTTATTGTCACCAAGTACTTGTTCGATAGGTACGAGAATCTGCAGGAGGGATTTCTAACTCGTGCGAGAACAAAGATCGTATGTGGAAAGACGTTGGCGGATGTGTCTGCCAAACTGGGATTTCACAACTGGGTTCAGATGGATGAAAAAGGAATGAGAAATGGATGGAACAACAATCCAAAGATTCTTGAAGATGTCTTTGAGGCATTTGTGGGTGCAATCTACTTGGATCTCGGGATGATCGAAGCCAAGAAGTTCGTACTGGGTGTCCTAGATAATCCAAACCTCATCCGTCTGGATCGCCTGATGGTGGATGACAACTACAAGGACATCCTGATGCGCGTCTGCCAGGCTCAGAAGTGGGATCTGCCTGAATATCGTCAGCTTGAACATGTGGATGTCACCAAGTTCAGGGTGGGTGTCTACGTCCAGGGACATCAGTGGGGAACAGGAAAGGGATCAACCAAGAAGGAAGCCGAACAGGCGGGTGCTTACTTCACCTTGAAACGTCTCGAAGAGAAACTCGAAAAGAGACTGGTACCATCTAAACGCCCGAATGCTATGATTAAAAATGTCCACAGAAAGTAATAATGAAGGTCGCCCTTATCAATCCTATTTCCAAGACAGTCAATGAGATGTGTACCGGTCATGAGGTTCGCGCATGGGGTCGCAAGTCAGGTAATGTGATCGTGGATGTCCCTGTTGGGTTTCCCGTGAAGTCCATCTCGGACGTGAAGGCTTTCGGCCCCGATGTGGTTGTCGTGGAGAAGCGCGGCAAAGGTGTTTTCAGGGAGTTCGCGAAGAACTTCGACAAGGTCGTGGATGTCGATGGTCTTCGACTGATGCTTTTGACGAAGCCGGTCAAGGTCAAGGCTGCTGCCCCCGTGGTGGTCAAGAAGGAGCCCGAGCCGGTCCCCGAGCCGGTCCCCGAGCCTGTGGTGGTCAAGAAGGAGCCGGAGCCCGAGCCCGTGGCGGTCCCTGAGGTCGTCGAGGTCGCAGCGGCTGCCGTCGCCGAAGTCGAAGAAACGCCCAAGCCTAAGAAGTCATCATCCTCACGCAAGAAGAAGACGCCCACCAAGTCCTCCACTTAAACATTAGAGCCCTATGCTAACTAGTATGCATCCCCAAGCGGAGAAGTTTTTCAACAAGACTTATCCTGAACAACGTTCCGATGCGTGGTTCAAGATGAGGGGCACGATGCTCACGGCATCCGATGCCGGCACGGCGATAGGTGTGAATCCCTATGAAAAACCCGAGAAGTTGATTCTGAAAAAGTGTGGCGTCAGTGAACCCTTCAATGATTGGGCGACCAAGCACGGGCAAAAGTACGAAGATGAAGCTCGACAGATCTACGAGGAACGTCACAATCAACAGGTCTTTGAGATCGGTTTGGAACCCCACCATACCCTCGACTGGATCGGTGGTTCGCCTGATGGCATCACTCATAGCGGAAGACTTTTGGAGATCAAGTGCCCGAGGTCACGAGCCATTGGTGATGGAACGCCACCTGAATACTACTATGCACAAGTGCAGGTGCTCATGGAATGCCTCGAATTGGAAGTCTGTGACTTTGTGCAGTATCGACCTGCCGAAATCACCTACCCCAAGCCTGCCGAGTTTGTCTGCGTGGAGATCCCACGGAATCGCGAGTGGTGGGCGACCAATATGCCCATCATGAAGGCATTCTGGGATAAGGTCCTGTGGCACCGAGAGCACGGCCATCAAGAACTGCTTCCTGCGCCGAAGCCTACGATCGATGATCTGATCAAGGAGATTGAAGGTCTCGAGGGACAACTCACCAAGGTGAAGAAGATGGCTCTCGAGATCGCCAAGGAACATTCGACCCTGAAGACGGGTCGGTGGTCTAACGAGGATGAAGAGTGGCTCCTGAAAAACAAGGACAAGAAATTGGAAGAACTTGCAGAGCACCTGAAGCGAACGGTCAAGGCCACCAAGATGCGTCTGGATAAATTGATCAAGGAGCAGCCCAAGCAGGAGTGGACGGTCAAGGTGGTCGAGGAGGACGACATCTAAAACCCAGCTTTACTTTGAACCCACGGAAGCGTCTGCCTCCCTGGAAGATTGGGAGCGCGGCAGACAAATCTGATGATAAAGTGATTGACCTCAATGCTACCAGAAGGGTTCGGGATGAGAGCCCCATTCTGGTTGAACAATTTCACAGTCAGGCGATCCAAATGTTCTATAGGATGAATAAATTGAGTAATTTGATCGTAGTTGTCTCTGAATGTAATTAATTGGTCCGATGAAGGAACATCATCGACCGTGATTATGGACGCGAAGGCACCACGGGCAATGGACTGAACCGGTGAAGTGGCTGGGGTTGTCGGCGGGTCTTTGGTGAGTCGGTCGTTGAAGTTGGATTCCAGTTCGCGGACTCGCATATAGAGATGTTCCACAGATCCACGGGTGTGGACGTGGAGACCCAGTAGACGTGCTTGAACCACCTGTTTCAAAGGTGTATTGAAGTACACGGTAAAGTTATTGGAACTCGTTTGATCCAGTGTGTCAAAGGATATCGTGTGATATTCGTAGTTGAAGTCCGGGATGCTGGATGTCGTGTAGGATGCTCTAGACATTTATTACTTAGCCAAGAGAATAGCGAGAACCAATAAAACGACGGCGACAGGGATCAGAATTTGTGCATACTTGGCGGGAACTCCCATGAACTCTCGTCGGGGCAATAGGGCTCCGACAGGTTCCGCAGGTTCTTCTGATGTATCATTTTTTCCGTTTATTGACTTATAGTATTTTATAAGTTTACTGGCAAATGTGTTATCTGAACCTTGTTTCACTGGCGGTGCAATATTTGGCACAATGCGCTTGTCCCTTTCGTCTTGTGTCTTTGTAGCAAAACGTTTGTCCTTGGTGCCCTGGGCTGACAGTTTTAAAACAAACTCTTCAGTGGATGCCCCCGTATTTGTGAAAGGGTATAACTTGAATGAACTATCACTCGTATCATAATAGTAGATCGATACCTTGATCGCTTCCATGACTGGCACGGTCTTTTGAACACTGATTCTATCATTCATGGAACTCATTACATAGTTGGTGGGACTCGCTCCGGCCAGTGCCGGGACGATCAAAGAACCGGTGTAGGCAAAATTCAAGTTGGTATCACCACTCTCTGGTGGATTCTCGACCGTATATATTCTGTCAGTCAAAATCCCGTAATTGGGCACTTCCAAAACCACATAGTAAGCATGGACGTTGCCATTTACCACCGCCGATGTGCCGTTGATGTAAGGAACAGACGCAGAGACGAAATTTAGAGATTGGATTCCGTAAAGGGGTGTGCTGAGATAACTGGTGAAACTGTTAGCATCGGTTGTGGATCTGTCTTTTCTGGTTGAACTGTCGATAACGATGTCGTAACTTGACATACTCTAATATTAGATTGCTTTTTTTCAATAAAGAAATCGCGAATATCCAGATCGTCAAGCTCTTCGCTGAAAACGTCATCAAGTTCCGAGTACTCAACCTGGGGTTTCAAAATCTGAACACTTTCTTCATGTTCCAGTGGGACCAATGATTTTTCAGAGTCGGACTCACTGGAAATTGTGGCATATTCGTCTGGGTCATACTCATAACCTTCCATTGGTTTCTACCAGACGTTTCACTAATATTTATTTTAAATTAAACGCAATTCTAGCCACAGTGGTACGTGCACTTCTTCGCATTCAATCTGACCACCTCAATCTCGTGGGTCACCGATGATCCGATGCCGTCGTACGTTGGCATGGTTTTCTACTAGTTAGCTAGGAAGAATTT